TATTCCAGCTGGTGTAGATATGATTGTAATGAACTTTTTTGGAGTTTCTCAGGCCAGCGATGGTCAAACAATTCGCATCCAGATTGGCGATGCTGGCGGCATAGAAACGAGCGGCTACCTTAATACTGCTGGAAAAATTGCTGACCAAGCTATTGAGAGTGCGACAATAAGAAATACTGCTGGTTTTTCTGTAGGTACAGTAAATTGGGATGCGGCTAATATACTTCATGGGTCTGTATGGTTTACACTACAAGATGCTGCTGCGTTTACATGGTGCTTTCATGGTATGCTTAATGAATCTGATGACGATGGAATATATTTAGGTTCTGGTAGTAAAGCACTAAGTGCTGAATTAACTCAAATTAAATTTTTCACTGCTGCCGGAGCAACATTTGATGCTGGCGCAGTCAACATAATGTTTATTTAGGAAATAAAATGAAAGATTGGATAGCAGTAGTTTCCTCAGCAAATAATAAAGTCACTAAGTATCAAGATTTTGATACTGAAGACGAAGCTAAAGCCCACATTGCAACTCATGGCGGATTTGTGGATGAAAGTCCAAGTGACCTTGCCGAGTATTGGACAGTTGATGCTAAAAAGAAAACTCTTACCGCTGATAACTCATCACTGGCTTCAGATGTTCTTGCAGATAAATGGGCATCTATTAGAAGTAAACGGGACAAGTTAATGGCTGAGTCAGATTGGAGATCAATGCCGGATTCACCCACAATGAGTAGTGCTTGGAAAACTTATAGAAAAGCTTTAAGAGATTTACCAGCATCTGAATCTGACCCAGATGATATTACTTGGCCAGATGCACCATGACGAAAAAATGGAGGGTAAATAAATGAGTGTAACACAAGTTCCAGCCAATATGTTCACTGCTGGGGTCATAGGTGCAGTTGGTTTTTCATCAACAACTTTTGATCTTGGAACTAATGCGTCTGGCACAGAAACGCTGGATGAGGCCAACGGCAACTTTCAAAAAGGAGTCAATGGAGGAGCGCATACGCTAGCGCCACAGACGAATGACAGCACAATCGTTATTCAGTATACCAACAACGCCAGCGCTGGCACTCTGACCGTGAGCGGCTTCGATACCGTAACTGGCGATTCGCTGACAACAACAAACGGGCATGATTTCCTTATGTTCTCGACTGTAATCGGCAGTTTTCAGAATTTAAATGTGATTGCACTACAATGAGTTTTTTACCTATATATGGCCCTCATAAACCTCCAATTGTAACTGTCCCTGACGCTAATTTTTGGAACGGAGATCAGAAATCAAGTTTTACTATTGGCACAGGTACAATTAATCGAAATACAACTAACAATAATGCTAGACGATTTATTTACACCAATGCGGTAAACGGTGATTTTAATGCAGACTTTGTTTTTAACGGAACGTGGCAGCGAAACGCAGAGCAAATTTCATTTGGCTGGTTCAGAAGCTCAGACCTTGGAAGTTTTGATGATACGGACAGCAATGCTTTGCCATGCAGAGTTGCTAATTCTCAAGCACTAAGATCAGTAGATACCGCTGCTACTCTTGCATTGCTTGAGAACACAACAGATCAAAGCGATAATGTGTCTTGTGTTAATAATGGAAAAATAACATTTAATCGCACGGCCACTGTTATTAAAATATTTTTAGATGATAGCTTACATGACACTTCTGCTTTAACAACAACGGACCCAGTTAGATTTTGGTACGGAGCTTATGGTTCTGCTTCTGATGCTGATGGGTTAGATGGAATATCAATTACTTCTGAAAGTGTAGGTTAAAATGGATTATTTACTCAAAAAATCAGATGGAACAGCAACAAGCCTAAACGGCACAGTCACACGACTACAATTACCTGATCAGACAGATACATTTTTTCCAGGCGATCAACGTCCTGTTGATTTAGGAGATTATGTGTTAGTGAAAGCTAAAGAAGTTACACAAGAAGTAACATCAGGAAAAAAACGTGGTTCTACAACTGTTACTACTGATAAAGACAAAGAGACAGTCACGGTAACTTATACTGCTGTTGCTCAAACAGCTGCTGAGCATTGGGCAGCGATTAGAAGTAAACGTGATGTGTTGCTGGCGCAGTCAGATTACATGGGTAACTCTGATGTTACAATGAGCAGTGCTTGGAAAACTTATAGAGCTGCTCTAAGAGACTTACCAGCATCTGAATCTGACCCTGACGATATTACTTGGCCGGATGAACCATCATGATAAAACTGGAGAATAATTAAATGCCGTATTTTGGAAGAGCCCCAGCTGCAATTGGTACAATTGCAAATGAAATTGAAGGTGATTTAAAAGTCGCTGGAACTATCTCTGCTGAATCAATTAATGATAAACTGGCAATGGATACTGCTGCTAATTTAGATGACCATATTCTTATTGAAGATGGTGGAACAGATGGTTCTGGTACAAATGCTGGTGATAATACATTACTAGAAGATGTAGCTGCTGATAGTTTCCTCAGTGGTGGCGGCCAACTTAACGCAAACACTGGTTTTTCTGCTACCATATTTGATCATGGAACAGTTGCAAGTTTAACTGTAAATTTAAGTGCTTTTAACGGCAATTTCCAAAAGGTAATAAATGGAGGGGCCCATACACTAGTGCCTCAACTTGAGGACAGTACACTTGTTGTTCTATATACAAATAATGCTAGTGCTGGCACTTTGACCACTTCTGGCTTTACTGTAACAAAAGGCGATTCGCTTACGACAACAAATGGCGATGACTTTTTTCTCTATTGTACAACAATGGGTTCATTTAAAGCTTTGAATGTGGTTGCTTTACAATGAGTTTGTTTCCTATATTTTCGCCATTAGACCCAAAAGCAGTTAGTTTTTCATTAACTTTTGACGGTTCAAACGATTATGCACACTACACACCAAGCGCAGTTGGAAATAATCAAAAAGGAACATTTTCTGTTTGGGTGCTTCGTGGTGCTATTGGTAGTGTTATGCATTTATTTAATGCTGGTGCTGGCAACGATATCTTTTTCAATGCAGCCAATAAACTTTGTTTTTCAGAATCTAGCGGAGCAAGTTATATAACCAATACCGCTTATGCTTCAACGACTGCTTGGTATCATATTGTGTGGACTTGGGACACAGCCCTAGCAACTGCTGGAAACAGACTTCGTTTGTATGTAGATGGATCAGAAGTCACTAGTTTTTCTACAGAGACTCATCCAGCCCGGCATGACATTTTTGATTTTTCGGGAACTGCACGACATACTTTAGGTGCAAATGAAGCAAACGGTGAAAAGTTTAATGGTAAAATGGCACAACCCATATATGTTGATGGTGGAACAGGTGCTGCTTCTAACTTTGCTACAGATGATTTACCAATTACCTATGCTGAAGATCTTGCTGCTACTCAAACAATTGCGGTTGGTCAAGACGTTGGTACTGTAATTGCCAAATCTGGTGCTAATCGAACAGCGGCTCCCTTCGATGGAACCACACCTCAAGCTGCTAATGCCAGTCATTATCACTCATCAACGGATACATTCTCAGGTAAAGATTTTGGATCAGGTAATACAAAAATTATAAGTCGTTTTGATGTGCGAGGAGGTTCCACATACGATCTTGGACACACTGACCAATCTGATGCTATGGGTATTAAATTGCAAGGTTCCACAGATAATTTTTCTTCTTCAGTTGTTGATTTGCTTGACAGTGAGATTACTTTTACTGATGGTGCAAGGGGTGATCCTATTCGTGGTCAGCACGTTGACGTAAGGTCAGCTTTTCGATATGTAAGAGTGGTAGTAAGATTCGTTAGCATTAATGATGTAATAGTTATCGCAGAAATAACTTTTGATGAAGAAAAACCAGCTACTACAGGATATGGTATAAATGGATTCCGCCTCATGTTTGAAGATTCTAGTAATCTAGGAACTGATTCTAGTGCTAACGAAAACAATTTAACAGAAGTTTCTTTAGCAACTAGTCAGCAATCAACGGATACACCATTTACAGAATAAGGACACCGCATTAAAATGATATACTCATTTGGACTATCTAAAGCTGGAACTCACTTAGTTATGGCTACACTGAAAGAAGCTGGTTATGAAATCTTTGATGGTGTTGTGGCAAGAAACGGTGAGGTTCACGATACAGCTGGTCAAGAAAAAACAGACGATGGATTTATCACAAAAGTTTTGTCCGGCGATGTAATTGATTGGCCTGAACCAGAACCAATGTTAGTACTATATGGCCATCCAGATTATACAGATGCAAATGTTGCTCTTATTGAAGGACCGCATAAAGTTATATTTTCTAAACGTGATTTAAGAACACGTTTAATTTCTCATTTTCGTTATGACCAAATTCGTCTTGCAGAAAAGTATGTAGCAGTTGAAAATGGACTTCCTAGTGGATATGAGAATACATTTAAGACTTGGCTTCTTTCAATGGAAGATTTATATATTAGTTTAACTTCAGCGGCTATTCCTTGGAAAGACCACGATAATGTATTAGTCATTAAGTTTGAAGATTTTCTTGCAAGTAATTCTACTACTTTATCAAACTTAACTACATTGTTAAATCCAAGGTCAAAAACAATTGCAAAAAGTTTAAGTAATGTAGAAGGTCAACAAAATGGAACGATGATGGAACATCAATCAACTTGGGACGAGTATACATTTGATTGGTTAGACGATTGGTACGTAAGTAGTGGACTGCAAGATTTAAATAAAAGTCTTGGGTATGATTCGTAAATAACCCTTTACCATAAAACAAATTAATATTTCGTTTAATAATGAGTATAAATATAAGAAGATATAGAGGAAAGAAAAATGACAGCAATTATTACAGAGAAATTTAGGCAACATAATGCCACTCAGTTTTTTGAGTCA